CAGATGAGTCAGATGATGCCACTGACGGCAAGGGTGAGTCAGGGGATTCAAGCGAAGAAGGCAGTTCTGAAGGAAGCGATGGTTCTAGTGATCGAGACGAAGATGGCGATGACAGTGAGGAGCCAGCAGATCCCGAAGAAGACGAAGATCCCGAAGAAGACGACTCTGAGTCTGATGGTGAAGATGAATCAAAAGAAGACGACTCTGACGAAGCCGATGTCGACAAGGACGGTTCTGGCAGTGAAGAGCCAGGTGAAGAAGAGAAAGATGACTCAGGAATGTCAGGTGAGGATGACTCTGCAAGCAAACCTGATTTTGAGGGAGGAGAAACGAAAGAACTTAGTCTTGGCGACTTCGAAGAGCGCGATTTTGACGGGGACGTTTCTACCGCTTTATCTATGTCTCGGCCGGATAGTTACTCCGGGGATTTCTCTGTTTGGAGTCGTGATTTCGACTTGGTTGACTACGCACCAAACCTACCAAGTGACCAATCGTATCTCGCTGAAAAGCTAGTAGATAAAAGCAATAAAATTACTGGGCCACTGCAAAAGACGCTTGAGCGAATTATTGCCGCTAAGAGCAGAGCCAGAAAGATGGGTGGAAAGCGAAAGGGGCGAATTAACACTGCTTCATTGCATCGTCTGAAATCTGGTGACGATCGAGTGTTCTATCAGAGGGAGTTGAAGTCCGCCAAGGATGTCGATGTATCCTTGGTAGTTGATTGTTCAGGCTCTATGAGTGGGAACAGGATTAAGGTTGCTATGGAGTCTGCCTATGCACTTTCTAGTGTCTTGAGCAGATTAAAGATCAACAATGAAGTTATTGGGTTCACGGCTGAGGGGCGCGAAACTGATTCAGAAGAACTACATAAAGCAATTCGAGAATCGATAAGAGCGGGTGATGATCCAGATGATTACTCTTCTTATGGCCCGATCTATTTGCCAATTTTTAAAGCGTTTTCCGAGAGTTTGAACCCAGTGACCACAGGAAGGATGGCATTTACAGGTTATGAAGGACGTGGTTCTGTTTGCTTGTATCAAAACATCGATAGCGAATCTTTACGCTTATGTGCCAAGCGTTTGATGACCCAAAAGTCAGCAAAAAAATTGATGATCGTATTGTCCGACGGTTCTCCGGCTTATGGTTGGGGAACAAAACGAGGTAAACACGATGAAATGATAAAGGTTGTTAAAGACTACCTGATGGCTGATTTGGGTATCGATGTTATTGGAGTAGGCATTGAAACCAGAAGTGTCGTGAGTTACTACCCAAAGAACTGTGTGCTTGATGACGTTACTGAGCTACCTCAAAGTTTGATGGGTATTTTGTCAGAGGCTTTACTAGGCGACAAAAAGTAAGTAAAAGATTACTTACATTATTTGAATATTCATGTAATATGAATTGCATAACAAGTTAAGAAACAATTTAGGAGATAACTTAATGGCTAACTCAACAGCCCAAATTACTTGTCAAATCTGTGGTGCAAAGACTCACGCAATCAAACCGCACTTAAAGAAAGAGCACCCTGAATATACGCTTGAGCGCTACAGCGAAGAGTTCCCAGAAGCACCGTTGCTTTCTGAATACGCTGTTTTACAGATTGAAAATCGCAAACGTGAGAAGGTTTCGGCATCAGATTCCGTTAAAGAAGTTGAAAAGACTGAAGATGAGGGAACTTATCTTCACCAAGTTTTAGCTTCTGAAAAGATCCTTAAAGATCAATTCAAATCAAAAACAGGCGATCCAATTCCAGTAAAGCTGCCTGAATCTGATGAAGCCTGGAATCACCTGATTCCATGTAAGAAATCATTCGAAAACTACATTCCACAGCCTGAAGAAACCAAGACCGCAGTGATGGGACTTGAACTGAATATCCCAACAATGATTTGGGGACATGCAGGAACAGGTAAGTCTACTTTGTGGGAGTTCATTGCTTCCTCTTTCAATTGGCCAACAGTTCGTGTGCAACACACAGGAAACATGGAAGAGGCGCACGTTACCGGACAATACACAGTTCAGGGCGAAGAAATGGTTTGGGTTCCAGGCTTACTTCAACAGGCTATGAAATACGGATGGCTTTACCTGGCAGACGAATATGACTTCGCCATTCCAGAAGTCCTTTCTTGCTATCAAGCAGTTCTAGAAGGAAAGCCTCTTGTTGTTAAAGAAGCCCCTGAAGAGTGGAGAATTGTTGAGCCACATCCAAACTTCCGTTTCTGCGCGACAGGAAATACGAACGGCTCTGGTGACGAAACAGGACTGTATGGCGGAACAGTCGTAGGTAACTCTGCTAACTACGAACGATTTGGCATCGTGATCTATCTCGGATACATGGATCAGAAGGTTGAAATCGACATGGTGCATAAGAACGGCGGCGTGAAGATGTCTGAAGCCAAATTGATTGTTGAGTTTGCTACCAAGTGTCGTGAAGCCTTCTTAAACAAAGAAACATCGAACACGCTTGGGCCACGAGTGCTTTTGAACATTGCGAAAGTTGGATTTGCGAAAGGCAGCTTCAAGAAAGGCGCTGAGTTGGCCTTCATAAATCGACTTTCTGACATGGACAAAGAAAAGGTTCTTGGCTTCGCACAGCGCATCTTTGGGGATTAAGCATGTTAGCCCCTAGATGCTTTGGATTATTCACTTGCTACAACCCTAAATCAGATACATGCAAAGGGTGTGAGCATGAGCGTAACTGCCTTGATGCGTCCTCAGATTATCTTAATGAAGCGAGTTCTGTGGCGAACACTGAAACCTTTGTGAGACTTCAAAACATTCGAAGAATGGAGCTGGATAAGCCCAAGCTCGAAGTGAAGTCAGCAGAGGTATCGCAACCTGCGAAGACAGTTAAGTTCGATTATGCAAGCCAAGCGAATATTCCTATGAACATACCGGAAAGGGACAGGAAAGTTTTGACCGCACTTTTCAAAGATGGATTGGATTTAAGAGCTTCAAAAGAGGCAAATCCTTTTCCTTCTCATCTTTACCCTTTCATGCGTGAGGGGTGGAGCTGGATTAAAAGGAACAGCAGGTCGAGCAAGTTATCACTGAGACAGCACTATCAAGAGGTGTTGTCAGTAAGCGAGTTATCAGCCAAGCGATATGTCTCAACTTTTGTGAACATCGCCAAGAGTTACGAGCTGATAAAGGTCGAAGGGCAAATCATTTGGAGTAAATTATGATCCCTGTAATTAAATCAAACTTCTCAATGGGCGAAAGCATTATTTCCCCAAAAGAAGCAATCAATAGCTTGATTGAACTTGGATACAAAGAAGCGATTTTGGCAGACACTAACTCGGTAAATGGATTAGTTAACGCCACGAAAGCTCTTCCAAAAGACAAGGATTTCAAGCTTCATATTGGCGTAACCATACATTGCGTATCAGATGCCGAATACAAAGAGCCATCCAGAAATTCGGATGAGAAGGCAATTGATAATGATCATGCCTGGATTCGACTGATAGCCAAGAATAATGAAGGCATGAAGGACTTGTTTTGGCTTTTAACGCAAGCACACCAAGAACATCAGTTTCACTTCACTGGACGCGCATCTTACGACCAGGTTTGTGAAGTCTTCTCAAAGGGTAACCTGAAGTTGATGACCGGTGGATTTGACGGTTTGTTTTATGCGAACAAACATGATGAGCTTCTGGATAAGTTAATTGAGTCCGGCAATACGTCTGACATCCTCGTAGAGCTTCATGCCGTTGAAGGATTACTCAATCATACAATGAACTCTAAAGCAGTCTCAGCGATGTTTGAGAAAGGAATTACCGGAATCGTTACTCGTCCTATTCATTACTTGGAAGGGCAGGATCTTCCTAAAGACATCATGCGTGGTGTTATCACTAAGGGCAACGTGATGAGTCGCTTCTTTCAGGTGTCGCATTTCCGAGATCTTCATCCGGTATCGCCTGAAGAACTTGAGGCTATCGCCAGCAAGTGCACGATTAGCGATGGGGCTTCGATATTCGTGTATGACACTTCACTGGGCGCATTCTCAGATTGTGACTATCACTGGGAAAAGCAGGAAATGTGCTTGCCAACATTCAGTGAAAACGAATTCGCAACGTTAGCAAAACTGGCTGTTGAAGGGTTTAAAAAACGATTGGGTTCTGAGGTCTATGGATTCAAGCCAAAAGATCTTACTCCCTATAAAGATCGCTTGGCTTATGAGCTTCAGGTCATTCGACAGATGGGTTTTAGCTCTTATTTTTTATTGGTTAGTTACGTTGTCAATTGGTGCAAAGAGAACGATGTAAAAGTCGGTCCCGGTCGAGGATCTGCGGCTGGATCATTACTTTCTTATGTGTTGGGTATTACTGATGTCGATCCTCTACGGTTCAATCTAATTTTCGAGCGATTCTTAAATCCAGATCGACTTGATTACCCCGATATTGATTTGGATTTTCAGTCCTCCAAGCGACAGATGGTGATCGATCACTTAGTTGAGCATTTTGGCCGTGAGAATGTAGCGGGCATATCAAACTATTCAACCATTGCAGCGTCAGGAGCATTGAGAGACGTAGGGCGAGTATTTGGATTGTTACCTCATGAACTGAGCTGTGCGAAGTTGATTCCGGCTGACACACGACTTGAGGAGGCCGTAAAAGAAGTGCCGGAGCTTTCTCGATTCGCTAAAGATAACGAAGATGTGTTTGAACAGGCAGTAGCGCTTCAAGGTCAGAATCGAGCGTTAGGACAACACGCAGCAGGTATCGTTGTTGCGGGCGAACCCATCGTAAACAGAGCGGTTGTTGAAACTCGAAAAGACACAACGGTTAACTGGGACAAGCGATCGGTAGAAGAGTGGGGCTTAATTAAGCTCGATATTCTTGGTCTAGCAACGCTTGATACCTTGGACATTGCTCAAGATCTTATTGAAGAAACTACTTCTGAGGTGATCGACTATGAAGCCATTCCATTAGACAACAAAGAAACGTTGAAGCTAATGGGGAGAGGTGACACTGTTGGAATCTTCCAGTTTGAGAAGGGTGGAGCACGAAAGCTATTGCGAGATCTTAGTTGTGGTTCTGCTATCTCATTTGATGATGCGGTTGCGGTGACAGCACTGAATAGACCTGGCCCATTAGATGCTGGATTGGCAGATAAATACATCGAAATTCGCCAGGGAATCGAGATGCCAACGTATCCGCACCCAAGGACGAATGACGCCCTTAAATCTACGGATGGTGTTCTTATCTATCAAGAACAGTTGATGCAGATTGCCCGTGACATGTGTGGCTTTACGATGGCAGAAGCCGACGTTCTTCGTAAAGCGGTAGGCAAGAAGGATGCTGACTTGATGGCCTCCATGAAGAAGCAATTCATGGATGGCGCAACAACAGGCTATGTGCAAATTGAACTTGAGGATGGTCAAGTTAAAGAAGTTCATGCTCTAACCAAAGTGTCAGTTGAAGAAGTGGAGGATCAGGTTACAATCCTTCAGGCTTACGAAAACGGATACACAATTGAGGGGGGTTTATAATGTCCAATACACAAGAGCGCGGTTCTGAATACTTTTCTCAGAAGAAGCAGGAATCTTTAAAGCTGCAAGCTGAGAAGGGCATCAAGCCAAGACCTTATAAGTTGGATGAGCCTCTTAGAGATCTGATGCAAGATTTCCTTAACTTCCAGGCAAATAATTCTGAGGGTCGCTGTAGTTACTCTTCAGCCTTGCAATTTACACTGCAAGAGATGGCTAGAACCGTTGTAGAAAACAAGCAGCCTAGCCCTGAATTGGTGGAAGCTTTGACTAAATATCTTGAAAGGGATGATCACCAGCAGTTGTAAAACCGCTGTGATTGAGCGATATTAATTTAAATTTAAAAGTAAGTAAGTAATGACTTATGAAGATTAAAAATTTAAAACGCCTTGAAGACGGAATGGCCAGCGAAGCAGCAGAATCTTTCTGGAATGATATTGAAGGTTTTGCTGCCTACTCATTCAACTCTTCTCACGCTTATAGCTACACGGTAATTAGTTATTTAGCTGCGTATGTGAAAGCTAATTATCCAGTTCAGTTCTACGCTGCCGCGCTCTCTGTTGCGGATACCGATGAGAAGATCCTTCCGCTTGTGAAAGACGCGAAGCTAAACGGAGTCAAAGTATTTCCACCGGACATTAATGACTCGGACTTTACCAAATTCAAGATCAAAGAACATGACGGTGAATTGGTTCTACTTACGCCTTTAGAAAAGATTCAGGGGCTCTCTGAGAAAGGGCTACAGAGCATCAAAGACGCTAAGAGCTTATGTGGCGGACGATTCAAAAGCGTTGAAGAGTTGATTGATAACGTGAATCGCCGTTGTGTGAACAAGCGAGTCATTGAACGTCTGGATTCCATAGGCGCGTTCTACTCCATTCAGAAGGGAGTGCCAGAGCCTTTGGATGAATCTCGATTAAAAGCTCAGATCGAAGCTCTGGGAGCGTTGATTGATGAGGTTGTGAAGGCAGAGCGAGCTTTGACATTGGACGCTGACACCAAAGATGAGCTTTTGACTGAATTGTTGAATGCCAGGGATTCAAAGATCGATGAGTTTGATACCGAGTTCTTTGTTAAACCTGCGATTGGGGCAAACGCGAAGTTCATGGTTGTTACGGACTCTGCCACTTGGTCGGAAGAAGAGGCCGGCCGCTTTATGGAGGGCATTACTGCTGATCCAGTTGAGCAAGCAATGGCTTGTAGTGGCTTAGACAAGAACGATGGCTACTGGACAGGGCTAATCAAGTATAAGCGCCCTAAAGAGCAGAAGACCCTGACCAACGATCAAATCAATGATCAAGCGCCCACGTTAGACAAAGAGATTGAGCTTTTAAATCCAGCAGTGATTGTCTGTTTGGGTGGAGCTGCAATTCGTCATGTGTGGCCTGACGCCAAAGGCTCTTGGGATCAGCTATGTGGCCAAGTCATTTATGACGAGAAGAAAGACCGTTCAATAGTTTTTGGAATGAACCCTTCCATGATCGCATTTCGACCTGACGAACAAAGTCGTCTAGACGATGTGTTTGCGACCGTGATGGATATGGTTCGTGGATTAAAAGGTAAATAGGGGTGAATGATGACTGATCAAAATAAAGATGCTGTGTCTGATGTGTTAAACGGATTACTTGTGGCCGCTAAAGAAAGACAAACTTCGGCTTACGAGGAATTGGCTGAATCTGAAATACTACAAAATTCCGGTAAGTGCGTCGAAAACTGCGACCCTGAAATGTTTAATTTTGGATTAAGCCCATTAATTGATGTCTTTAAGGGCTTAATAAGTTCTAAAGCGAAAAATGAAAAGGCAGAGGATTTATTTCTTCATTGCAACTTCTATGAGCGACATTTTAAAGCTCAGATTAAAAAGCACGAAGGGTGGCCTTGTAGTGCTGATAAATCAAGAACCATTACGAAGGCTTTGGCGAACTTCTTTGTTAAAGGCGAAGAGATCAAGTTTAACTACGATCAGGAATACACCTATCACCTTCCAACAAAGATTTTTACCACACATGCAGAAATTCTTGAGTTCTTCGATGCTCTAAGAAACCTCCGTTATGGCGGTTCTGAGAAATATCTTGAAGCACTTTTGAAGTTACAGGAATCAGCGGCAGTAGGAGTGGATCATGAAAAAATCGATGACCAAGGAAGAGATTAAAGATCTCGATCAAAAGATGGAAGCTGCGGGCATGATTCCGTATTCCAAAATGATTGAAATCAACAAGTGCACATCGGCATTGTTAAAACATGCAGGTGTTAACAGCTTGGAAACCTTCGAACAGTGGTTGCAAATGCGCTATGAAGAGTCAGCCGGAATGTTCGCAAGACTTACCGTTGATAAGAAAGAAGATGATGACCTATACGAGTGGGTTCTTGCTCACAATGCGGTTTTTAAAGAGGTGTTAATTCACTTCAAAGCGGCTATGGAGTCATAACCATGAAAACTCTGGTGAAAGTCTACATAGACTTTAAAGATGTCGATAATCCCGATTGGTTTGATGCTATGTGCAAAAACCTTTATGAGATTTATTCTTTGAAGTGGAAACTTGCTAACTCTTGGGCAGGTTGGTTCTGGCGTAAGAAGGAATATAAAAACACCATTGTTGAATTACAGATAAAGAACAAGGAGCTAATTAGAAGCGCATACTCAGTAAAGGAATTTCCCTCTGAGAAATACACATTCCACTTCGATATTTGGAGAATGAAAAACAATAAATACCTTGCAATGCTTCATATTTATAAAGAGGGCCAATCATGAAGAAACTATCAACAGGTCAAGACTCAACGCTTGGTAATTGGTTAATGCTAACGGAGTTGGCTTTTGGCAAAAACTCTCCTCAAGCTGATTTCTTGAAGGACAAAATTGACGAATCGCCTAACGGAAAAGATGAAGAAGTATTGGCTGATGAAGGTCAACTAATTCAAGTTTTAATAGATATGGGCCAAAAAGACAATGCGCTCCATTAAAAAGTTATTCTCAAATAAACGAGAGGATAGGGAGCGAGAGCTAACCCGAAACCTTGTTGCCAGATATTCACGGGGTAATTTAAGTCTTCGAAGAGGTCTCTATACCACAAGAGAAGACATCGAAAAAAGGAGAGAAGAAATTGCCAAATACAAATTTCCCAAATGATGGTTGGGAAGGGTTTTAATTTAACTAAACAGGAGAAAACCATGTCAGACGACTTAGATATTGATGAATTACTTGAAGACCTGGATGAGCTAGAGATGGCTGAAATAGGCACGAAAGCTTCGGAAGAGGTTGTTGAGAAGCCCAAAGCCAAACCATCGGGTCGCATCGATCCAGATCAGCTTCACAAAGACGTTGCCTTTAATGAGCTGGAACTCGACAACGCCATGATTGAGCAAGCCTCATTGCACTTAAAATATGGTGTGTTGCTTTCAAAGATTCAGCGAAGAATGGATGCCGCCAAAAAGCGTATGGAAGTTCTTTATGCCATGCTTGATCGTGAGGTTAGGGCAGCAGCAACAGAAGAAAAACGTAAGGTCACTGAGAAGATGATCGAAGGTGAAATTCTTCTGAATGAAGATTACCAGAATGCGCTGGATAGCTATCACGATGTTAAAGCCGAACATGCTTTAGCTAAGTCTGCCTTTGAGTCTTTCAATCATCGCCGTGACATGCTAACGCAGGTTGCAAAGCGCTTAAATGTTGAACGTGAAGGTGAGCTTTCAGTAAGCGAAAGCGGCTCTACACGAAGCTTGGCGAGAGCCGTGAACGATCGTAGGGAGAAGATTTCAGCTTAAGCTGTTGACTTCGGAAATAAACTAATTAAACTTTAAAAAGTAAGTCATAGCTTACTTACATTTGGTAGGCTTTGAGTATCTCGAAAGAGCAGTTAAAACAGAAAATTAAGGTGAATGAAATGTCAGCATTAGACAGACTTAAAAAGTTCAAGCAAACCCAAGAAAGTAAAAAAGCAACCTTCAAGAAGACAGCAAAAATTCCTGATGGTCGTTCAGTTCTTCGAATCCTTCCTGGCGGTGAAAAAGATCGTGGTCTTTTCTTCCAGCCTTTCGCAAATCACTTCATCAAAGACAACAAAGGGCAGTTAAAAGCGGTTTACGTTTGCTCCGAAGAGACTTTTGATAAGCCATGTGAAATCTGCGAAATGATCAATGACGGTAAGCGTGAAATTCGCTCTCGTCTTGGTAAGGACGCCGCAGAGCATGATCCTACTTTCAAAATGCTTGATGAAGCTCGCGCCAAAGGTCGTGTATTGGTTAACGCAATCAATGTCACAGCAGGCGAAACAGAGCCGCAAATTTACGAATTCCCTAAGTCTCTTTTTGAAAAAGACTTGATGGATGTTCTTGAAGAAATGGCACTGGAAGGTGATGACTTCGAAGAGAACATGGGCATCGATGTTGTAGTTAAGCGTTCTGGCTCTGGCCGTGACACTCGTTACACCTTGTCACTTGCCAAGAAGCAATCTGAAACCTCTCCTGCAATGCTTGAGAAGATGGAAGATCTATACGGTTACGCGCAACAAGAAAGTGAAGCCAAGAAAGCGAAAGCTATCACTGCTTTGGCCTCTTCCACTCATGGCAAGCTTCCTGCGCCAGCAGAGAAAGCAACTGAGTCTATTGCGTCTGACCTGGCTTCAGCGTCGGTAGATGATGCAATTGATGTTGAATACGAAGTGAAGGCTGCGGCTGGATCAGACGTATCTCCATCGCCAACTACTACGTCAGCATCCTCTGATGAAGACGACCTGAATGACCTGCTTGCAGAGCTTGGTTAACAAATAAGGGAGCGTTCGCTCCCTTTCTTTTCTTATCTATAAATTTTGAGGTTTATATGGATTACCTAGTAATTGACGGTAATGCGATTGGCTACACCTCTCAATACGCGAATCCTCTGCATGTTGGCGAAACAGAAGTCCAGGCGGTCTTTCATTCGGTAAAGACATTGCGTGAATTGCTTGAGCGATATGAAGGGTATAAGCCTATTGTTCTTTGGGATGGTCGAGCGCAATGGCGTTTTGATATGTGGCCGGAATACAAATCAAAACGAAGCACTAACCCAGTAAGTATTGCTCAGAAAGAGAAATACAAGAAGGTTGCTCCGCTGATTGAGAAAATATTCGAAGCGTTGGGTGTTACTCAAATGCGTTCGGCTTCAAACGAAGCTGATGACATTGCTGGCTGGTTAGCTCCACAGCTTGCCAGAGATGGGAAAGTTGTTCTGATCACCAAAGACGAAGACTGGATTCAGTTAGTTCAGAAACGTGTGAGCTGGTTTGACCCTTACAACAACAAACGTGCTTCTGTTGGCAATTTCAAAGATCAAACGGGCTACGACAACGCTGATCTTTTCCTTCAGGCGAAAGTCCTGATTGGTGATGGATCAGATTGTATTCCAGGTGTTGAAGGAATTGGTGAGAAGTGTGCACCTGCTTTCCTCGAGAAGTATGGCTCTGTGCCTGATTTCTTAAGTCGATTCGAATCAAAAGAGTTTGATGGAGAGACAGAAATCCCAAAAGGCTCAGATCTTTCTCGATACCGAAAGAAGATCGCTAAATTTGCCACAGAAGATGAAGGTCGTGAGGTTTATGAGCGCAACATGACCTTGATGGATCTGCGTGACAAAGAGCGCCCTTCTGATCTTGTTATTAATAAATCCGAATACAACGAAGCCAAGTTAAAGACGCTGTTTGAGCGCTTGGCTTTCGTTTCACTGCTTAAAAAGCTTGATGAATTTGTCGAGCCATTTCTTTCTCGTGAGGTAGAACTATGAAAAAACCAGATTTAGCAGCATTGGCTGGCGCAGTTGTTAGTGCAGTAGGCGACAACGATGAAATTCAAGGTGTTCAAACTTGGTTGGATACTGGATACAAACCACTTAACAAAGCGCTTTCAGGCGACTATGACGGTGGAATTCCAGTAGGTCGAATTATCGAAATCTATGGTGGAGAGTCCTGCGGAAAGACCGCTTTGGCTACATCTGCAATGAAGTCTGCTCAAGAGATGGGTGGCGTTGCCATGTTCAACGACCATGAACGTAGCTTTGACGTTTCACTTGCTACAGGGATGGGGCTTGATGATACTCCGGGGCCTTGGATCTTTAAGACGCCAGATACCTTCGAAGCTTCTGTAACCAACACAATCAAAGTGGCTAAAGCCATTCGTGAAGGTGAGTTGATCGATCCAGCCGCGCCTATTTGTGTTGTGTTCGACTCTCTGGCTTCAATGATTCCTCAGTCTAAGTTTGCCAAGGAAGTAACAGAGCAGGGGATGAATGACTCTTTGGCGTTATCGAAGGCTTGTTCTTCTATCTTCCCAACACTCGCTTTGATGGCTGAGAAGTATCAGATGGCGATTTTGATTCTTAACCAGGTGCGTGAAAAGCCCGGTGTTATGTATGGTGATCCAACCACAACTCCCGGAGGTAGAGCGCCAAAATTCTACGCCTCTATTCGTGTCAGTCTTTCTCGTTCAATGATTGTCGATAAGTCAGGCGGTGAGAAAACCACTTTGGGGCAAGAAGTTAAAGCCAACGTAATCAAGAACAAGTGTTCTGCACCGTTCAAATCAGCTCAGTGGCGCTTCATGTTCCGTGAAGATGGTTCGGGCTATTTCGATTATATCCATTCAACGCTTGAGCACCTGGTAAAGATTGGTGTGATTCCTTCCGCTGGTGCTCGTATCGAATGGGACGGCTCAAAGCTCTATAAGAAGCAAGTAGCAGCCAAGTTGATGTCTGATCCTGAAGGTCTAGCAAAGCTTGAGGCGATGCTTCCTAAAGGCGAAGAAGATCTGGAAACAGATGATGAATCAATTGAATTGGCCAAGCTAGCTGAAGCCTAAAATCACCTGCAAATAGTCAGCGGTTAACGCTAATTTCCAGATAGACTCTTCTTAAAAACAAAGGGGAGTCTATCAATGGTCGATGCCAATCTTCGTTATGTCGTTCTTGAAGAAGACAGTCTTTACAGACTTAGGAGAAAGTCAGGTAGCTTGTGTGATCACTGCGGTATTCGCA